GGCCTTTGCTGCGAGGTTCTCAAAGTCTTTCATTGTCCTTTCAAGGGCGCGATCCACAAACCTGTTTGGTGCGATCCCCTTCTTCCATATCTTACGCCATACCGGGTATGCAGGGAGATTGTGGCGGGCTGCCCATCTTTCAATAGGGGCAAACGGTGGGGCACTTCCCGGGGCCCGGCCTTCCTGCACATAGATCGCATATTTCGAGTTGGGCCTTGCCACATACTCAAAATCAGATATTTTGTGCAAGAACCACGAGCCCGCCATCTGCCCGGTATCTTTCGGGGCCTCTTCTTTCACATCGCCAATGAAGTGCATCCCTGCCCGCTCAAGAGTGGCAGAGCAATACTCCCGGCCCTGCTTGAAGAGTTTTCCCACATCTTCAATGCCCTTAATTACTACTTCTGCCCCGGCTGCCATGATTAGGTGCTCTCCTCATCATCATCGTCCTCATACACATCGGGGACAAAGAACCTGATCGATCCGGTGCTGCGGTATCTGCGGAGATCCTTCATGATCGCGGGGGTGAGGACCATATCATCCACCATCTTTGTTGCATACTCTCCGATGTGGATCACAGGGGTTTCCCTGCGGAGAACTGCCTGTGCACACATATTGGCAACAATCCGGGTGGCAATGTTATGGACACCTGCCGGGATCGTGGTTGAAAGATAACTCTTGCCCATCTCCATGTTCATGAGGTCCGTTGCCTCTGTGAGCCATGCCGTGAGAAGGTTAGTGAGTTGTGTTTCTGCGGTATCGCCCCCGGATATATCAGATAGTCCGAAGTCGGAGGGGCGGACCCCTGTGTATGCTTTTACCTTGTCTGCGGTGCTGTAATACGTGGGGTCTGCCATCTTGTTACTCCGTGATCAGTTGGGCCCTCATCCGCGTTTGGGCCTGCCGCCTTTGTTCTTCTTTCCTGCGGGCTTTGTCTCCCCGGGGACGGGCTCAACGGGTTCCGGATCTGCGGGTCCATCATCCATTGTGACCAGTGGCACAACGCTGTCCGGTTCCTGATCTGGAATGGCCTCCACGGGTTCACCAAGGGGCGTGGGGGCAGGTGCGTTCTGTATGGGGCCCTTGTCTCCAAACGGTCTGACCGAAACGGAAAGAATGGTCATGGTGAGGCCCTCACAGGCACGTATCTGTGGGAGATCCTTGTCTTTCACAACGATCTCAACAGAAGAATAGGGAGGAAAGATGTATCCTGCCCTGTCTTTTGCTGCTTTCCCCTTGTTCTCTACACGGACGGAATAGTAAGCCATGGGCTAACTCCCGGGTTATGCTGCGGGTGCGGGGACTTCAGGGAAGGCCACAACCACGGCGTTCTCGTCCTCATAGTTGCAATCCGCTTCCACCGTCAGAACAAAGTCAGTCCGGCGGGAGACTGCAACACGGGAGGGCTCAATGGTGACGTTGTGGAATACTCCCCAAACCATGTTATCAGGGTTGGACAGGATTGCCACATCGCCCCATGTGCCGTTGCTGCTGTTGTATGCAGCGGACCTTTCCAGCATGGGGGTGTAGACTACAGGCACACCCTTGTAATACAGCGGGGCGCTGCCAGTCTGTGCGGAGTCTCCAAGGTTCGTGTTCCGGGCCCGGAGAACGTCACGGTATCCGTCATACACATCCCATGTGACATAGAACCTCCACTCGGTAGGGTTCTGGAAATACTGCTTTGGCAGTGCTGCTAGCATGGAGTTGAACATGTCCTCTATGTGGGTGGAGGCAAGGGCGCTGAAGGCGGGGATCGCGTTGATCTCCACAACAGCCTCAAGGGCTGCATGGGCATACTTGAGCGGGGTTGTGAAGGTCAGGGTATCAGCGGTGTCATTGACGGAGGCGACGGTCACAAACTCAATGGTGGCGCTTCCCGGGACACCGATCCGGTAAAACTGTCCGGCAGTGTATCCGGACAGGTCGGTTGCGGTGAGCACAATGGTCTGCACGCCTGCCGCAACTCCCGATCCGGTCTTGATGGTGGTGGAGTTGCCTGCGGACTTGTCGCCATAGGTTCCATATACCTTGTTTCCGGCTGCCTTGATCCATCCATCAGTGAGACACAGGAACGGATAGGAAGAAGTGTTGAGGGACAGGTTTGCGAGGAGTGCCCACTCTTCAAGGTCACGGCCTGCCGCTTCTCCGAAGAGTTCGATCAGCGTGTTCTCAAAGTCACCCTTTTCAAGGTTCCTGCGGAGGGTGGTATCCTGAATACCGCACACAGCCTGAAGTTCTCGGGCCACGAGTTTGTTGGTTGCGAAGGTCGGTGCATTGTAATTGCTCGTGGAAACGTCGCTGCTGCCCTGTGTCGCGGTCTTTGCCTGCGATCCGAGTGCGCCACCGGATACGAGGATACGGCCCACGAATCCCACGCGGTCAATGTCCACGATCTGCGAGTCCATCGGGATATACCGGGCCTCCTTGAGGATCGTGGTCTTGTGCTGCATGGTGCGCACGAATTTGTCAAGTTTTTCAGGCTGAAGGACAGAGGTGCCCACGGTTGAGGTGGTGATAATGCCCTTAAAGGCGCTGTCCAACTGGTTAAGGAGTTCGTCATTGGTTGCCATTTTAGATGCTCCTGCGGGCCCGTCCATAGGAATCCCTGCCGGACGGTTCCGGGGCTTTGCTCTTGTCTGCGGTTCCGTCCTGCCCGGGCAGTGCCTTCGGTGCGGCTTTCTTCCCGGTAAAGTTCTCGATGCTCTTGGTCACGCGGGTGACTACCTCTTCCTTGAAGGCGGACACATCGGACTTCATGGCCTCAACAGCTCCCTCAAGGGCCGCGGTCTTTTCCTTCTGCGTGGTTTCAAGTGCTGCGATGGACTCTTTCAGGGGTGTAACCTCTGCGGACATCTTTGCAGTGGCTTCCTGTGCGGCCTTCTCCACGAGTGCGGGGAGTTCTGCTGCAAGGGCCTCTTTGATTGCCTGTGAAATTTCTTCCTTTGTCATGGTGGGTGCCTCTGTGCTCTTATCGGCGGGTTTCTCCTTCTCTGCATCCTCTTCAAGAATCGTGCCATTCGAGATGAGATCAGAAAGGGCCTTTGAGATGCTCGTGAGCGTTACCATAGTGGCCTTTGAGAATTTGCGGCCTGATTTCCCGGTTGTGTCAGTCAAATTTTCACCATCATTCTCATTTTCAGAAGTGGCGGCCTTTGCTTTCAAAGCAAAGAATTTCGCTTTCGGGACTGCGGGCTCATCAACAATTGAGACAAATGCAGTGATCCAATCCGCTCCGAGGTCTTTGATAAGTAACCTCTTCATTGAGGCGGACTTCGGGACTCCCTCACTTTTATTGAGATCGTCCCTGCGGATGCCCATGATTGAGTATCCGGTCAGGTGCCCGGACTGAATACCTGCCCATACCTCATCATTATGGACCTTTGTTGCCAGTATCCACGTCCCCACGGGGAGAGTGAGCGTCTTACTGTAGGAAGTAACAGTCATTTCCATCGGGAGGATATAAGATTCAACCGGCGTGGCGACATTGTTAAGAGTGTGCTGAATGTCCACGTTCCTGTAGGATTCGAGCCATTCGTGAGCCACCCTCTCAATTTCGTCTGCGGTGAGAATCTTCTCCCCTGCGGGATAATCGGTGTCCGGCTCCCCGGGGACTAACACGGCGGCATATGCTATCCGCTTTGCATCATCTTTTCGAACAATAGGGCCTGTGAGTTCTGACATTGTAAATCTCGTGC